TTCGCGTCCTTTGCCTGCGTCTGCACGGTCATGTTCGCGATGCTGATCGTTTTGCTGTTGTTCGCTCCTGCCGTCGGAGCAGAAATGCCGCCAGCTTGAGCCACCGTCGCGCTATATCCAGAGAGGGCTGCGCCCTGCAGTCCGGAATACTTGGCCATGGCCGATTGGAAATCCATCCCGGAGTAGTTGTTTTGAAGAAGCGAGTACAGCGCCTTCATGCCCGTGGCTACATCCGGGAACATGGCAATGCGCTTGCCGCCCTGTGCCATGATCGAACCGGTGGCTCCGTGAGATCGCGCGAAGGGACCGTCCTCGATGTCGCCCGGATTGTTGGCACGCTGCGGAATATTTGGCGATGATCCTTTGTCGTAGAAGCCCTCAGCGGACGCAATGCCTGATGCGAGTTTCTTGATATTTCCCGGGGCTATTTTTATTCCGAATATTCCCCCGATGACACGGCCCACATCTTCCTTTAGGTCCTGGAGAATATTCCCTTTGTTGTGCGTTAGAAGGTTCGGATGGGCGCCAATCCACTTCTTGTATTTGTCGGTGGCCTTGTCGATCGTGCTTCCGAGCCAATCGAAGGCCGCTCCCGCGTCGTGAACCAGCTTTGCGAAACCGCTCCAGTCGAACTCGCTGACGCCTCCCTTGGCCCATGTTTTGTAGTCGTCGATGAGCAAGAGAATTCCACTGACGAACGCTGTAATCGCAGCCGCAGCCAGCGCAATCGGAGAACTTATCAGTGCGATCGCCGCTCCGAAGGCAGCAGTGCCGAGAACAGCCTCTCCGATGATTCTGGCGAGGCCTTCGTGCTGCTGAATCCAAGAGCCAGCATCCTTGAGCTTCTGGAAAAATGCCTCAAGCGCCGGAGTCGCCTCTTGCAGCAGGTCGTATCCGATCTTCATAAACTGCGCACCGAGATCGACAAGCGCCTGTTTCATGGCGAGTGCGCTGTTTATTTCGGCATTTGTCGGGGCCCACTTCCTCGCGCGCGCCTGCGCCTGATCGATCGCCGAAGTCCCCTGCAAAATAAGATTTATGGTTCCCTCGTCGGGAATAAACATCGCGAGCCAGTTATGAACTGAGGCTCGATTGGCGCCGAGTCCCAGAGCATTCTGGGCATAGCTCGCGAGGTCCCGCAGAATTGCAGTAGGGTCGCGCGGGCCATTGGGCCCGGCTAGCGCGATTCTCATCTTTGCGAAAAACGGAATTAGCCGGGACTCACCGAGAAACGCGAGATTTGAGCTTTCCTGCGAAAGCATCTTTAGCGTGCCCTGAATTCCTTGAGCGGTGCCTCCTAGTTCTTCGGAGGCAATACTCCATGCCGAAATGGTTTGCGCGCTGATGCCCAGGTTCTTCGATAGGAGGCCAATCTGCGTGTTTGTATCGATGGCGTCGCGGATGAACTGCTTTAAGGCTACTGTCCCGCCCAGCAGTGCCAGGAAAGCGCCGAGCTTCCCGGCAAATTCGGATAGGCCTACTGATGCGGCCTTAGAGGACTGCTCTACCCCTTTGGCGCTTTCATCGAGTTCCTTAAGTTTTTTCGTCGCAGCGGGAGTTTTCGAATCGACGTCCTTCGAGTCGAGTCCGAGCTTGACGATAAGCTCTTCAAGAATCGTGGACACGACTCAATCTCCTTTCGGGCGTTGGTTGTAAGCGTCGATCACGATCACCTCGAGCATGTCGTAGACATCCTCGACGCTATAAATCGTTTGCATCTCGTAAAGCGTTGCGAGTCCTCGCGCCGCGACTACTCCGATTGCTTGCGGGACGTTCGCGTAGGCGATGAACTCTCGGCCGCCGGAGCCTTTGCCTTGGTCAATTCGGAGAGGCCTCCGGCGGTAAAAAAATCCACGTGGAGCTTCAGCACCTCCCACTTGAGCGCCAGCCTCGTTTTGACTTCTTCGATATCCGATTCCACCAGCGGGCGCTTCACTTGCGGGCGCCGCGCGTCTGGCATCACCTGAATGCATTCCATCAACTCATCAAGCAAAGGACCCGCTTCCTTGTAAGGGAGCGCAAAAAGTTTGGTCAGGCCGATCTCGGTCAGCGCCGCCATTCCCATATTCAGTACGCCATCGGGAACTGTTACATTGGCCGCACCAAGCGCGAGGACGGCGCGAATTGCCCAGGCTTCCGCTCTCGAAGCGGGCCATTCAGTAAGCAGGAATGACTTATTTTTATCGCGGCCTTCGTCGGTGACCGTGAAATTGAGAGTTTTGCGGGCCATTGTTCACCTTATTGCAGAGAGGCTTGGACAAGCTGCCACTCAATGACGAATTCCATAGCTTGCAAAACTTTCGCCGCATCCGTGATGGCCTTGACGCTCGTGAGTATTCCGCGCGTCATCACATACGATTGGCCTGTGGCAGGAAGATCGATTGTTCCAGAGATCCAATACAAGTCACGGATGGACGCCATCGCGGACCAGATCGATTGGAAAATCTGGATGCTTGGAGAATCGGCCTGGAGAGAAAACGTCTGCTTGACCGTTTTGAAGATGTAGCCCGCCGTCATGCGTCCGTCGACGCCGATTTGAGTTTCGGCGAGATCAAGCATGTCCGTGCTCCAAGCTTTGTCGGCAGAGTAGCCCTGGAGCTGCACCGGCTGGTTGTACACTCCCGGAACGGTGAGCGTGACAACGGAATTCGCCGAAGTGATTGTGCTCGGTCCACCAGTTACCGGATTCGTAAAACCAAGCGTGCCGCCCATGAGAGCTCCTTAGTTACAGAATGTCGATTGAGGCCATGTTGATGGTTTGAACCGCGCCACCGTCCGTGTACCAGAGATTGATAATCGGGGTTTGTCGCGCGTTGCGCGCTGTCGCGCCCGGATCGAGAATTTGCAGATAGTAGCCGTTCGTCTGGATGAGCGGTGCCACGGTCAAGCCGGCTGCAGCGTTCACTTCCGCCGCCTGCGCGCTTGAAAGCACGACGCCAGTCTGGATAGCTCCGAAGCTCAAAGCTTGATTGATCGGTCCGGAATTTTGACTAGAACCTGTGGTCGGTTGACCGATCAAGGCCGCTCGAATGAGGCCATATCCGTAATGATCGTATGGAATGCTGTTGACGGTGGTATAGAGCGTCAAGAGAGATTGCTGCAGCGCTGCATTCAGCCAAATCTGATTCACATACTGATCAGCCCACGGGAAGTCCCCAGGCATGTTGCCGTTGGAGAAGAACGTGAAATTGGTTGTGCGCGATGCGAACGCGCCGTAGCAGTTGTATCCATTCGCGAGCAAGTTTTCGTAGGTCTGTAAATTTGCGCAACTCGGAACAACAGCCGCGGACTGCGAACTCCTGCTTCCGAAGGTTATGCGACCGTTCGTTGAGTTGAAATTGATAGCTGCAACCATGCCCTGAAAGAAAGCCGCGATATTTAGGCAGACAGCCGCGAGACTGCTTCCGGAAGGAACAGCCGCTGGATCGCCACCGATGCTCATCACGCTGTTGTAGCCGCCGGCTTTGGCCACGACGCCAAAAGGTTCGCTCGCGTTCTGAACGCAGGCCTGCGTGTCGCTGTCCCAAATCACGCCCAGGTACTGATCGTCTTGGCTGTCGAGCCACGCGGCCAAAGCTTCTTTTGCCGCGAGATTGAGTTCCGTGATGTAGCTGACCGTGGCCCAGTTCTGATTAACGGCTACGGCGTTGCTCATCGCAGTCGATGGCGTATCGGCCGCCGCGCCTTGTGAAAGGGTTGCGCCAGTAGCGGCTGTCAAATTCAATCCAGCCGCGAGGGTTCCAGTGCAATACGTAATCGTCGCCGTGGCGCCGGTTGCCGTGCTCGTGAAAATAAATGCGCTTTGAACCGCATCCCAAGCCAACGTAAAAGAAGGCGACGTGAACGCGGCGAGAATGATTGTGGCCGCGTTGCTGAAGCTGGTAGCCGCACTCAGGTTTATCGAAGAGGAAGTGAACTGCACTCCACCAACAGTGATGATCAGAGTTCCGGTGAGTGCCTGAAGTTCGGTGAGCGTTAGAGAAGCGAGCGAACCTGATTGCAGCCATCCAGAGCGCGCCGCGGCATTGTAGGGCGCGAACAGAATTGTCTGCGGCTGGATGGTTTGACCATTGAACCCAGCAAAGTAAATTTGGGCGTAGGCGTATTCCGCCGAAGACGGTCCAAAGAAATTAGAGACGGCCGCTGGGCTAGAGAATGAAAGCACGGTCCCGGTGGGCATCAGCAAGTTCTCAGTCAGCACCAGCCCATTCATCACGAGGCCGAGGCCGCCCGGAGAAAGGACGCTCGGGACTACCGATACAATTTGCGATGCAGGAATAGTCACGATGTCACCTCTTGAACGTCGTCAACGATGTGCATTTTTAGCGTGTCTGCCGATTGCAGCGGCACGATCACGATCGGATTGAACTGCAAGGCGCACGAGAGGACCCAGCGGCGCTCATACTGCTGCTCTCCGGTAATCAATGGCGCCTCGTGCCCTTCGTCCGTATAAAGCGGCGCGATGCCAGCGGGAAATTGCGCTACTCCGTATGCGGTGCGAAAAACGGATTTGATAGTCGAGCACCAGTCGCCTGACTCGGGACCGTAGAAATCGGCCTGGATCATGATCCTTTTGGGTCCGATGATGTCCCGCTGTTGGTTGGGCGAGTCGTACCAACTCCGCGGGTATTCGATCTCGGACTGAAAGGTTTCCGTCAGTTCCACGAACGAGCCGTTCGGAGGAGGCACGCGATTTACCTGCCCACGGATGATCTGAGTGGTTCCGATAAACGGCTGGATCAACGCGGCCAGTGCTTCGATTACCTGGTCGACGGTGATAGACGGAACGAACATCGTCGGCGCGGTCATTGCTTGGGCTCCTGCAAAACGATCAACGCTTTGCTCCACGTGGGCCATTGCTCAAGCGTCTTCACTACGAGAAAAGTCTCGGTACCAATGGTCACCAGGTCGCCACCCTTGCTCTCGGGACGGATCACGCCGTTCAACTTTCCGCGAAAGTAAATCGCTCGCATCACGCCCTGGATATTCAGTGCTTCGACTTGCCGTAATTCAGAACTCGTTAGTTCCTGTACCTGCGCGTAGCCCGTGACGGCCGGGTTGTATTGCGGCATTTGCCGCAGGCCAGTGCCACCGAATGCATATCCTCGAGATGCCCGCACCGTGACGAGGACATTCGGATTTACGCTTTCAGCGACCGGATTTGCCAAACCCTGCAGGTCCATCTCACTCCACCCGGAAATCAACTGACCTGAGCATGTGGCCAGTGTCGATCAGAGGTTTCTTGAACCCTTTGCGCCGGATTGTGCTTTTCGCGAGCCCGGGCGTCGTGAAATCGTTAATGCTCTGGACCAACTGATCTTTGATTTCCTCGCCCATCAGAGACAGCGCCTTTGTTCCAAATCCATCGCTTGCGATCAGTGCGTTCCCTAAATCTCCCGGCCATTGAGGAGAATCCTTTGCAATCATCGTGCGAAAAAATGGCCGCGGCGGAGATGGCGCCGCCCCTTTGTGTCCAAACTCGTTCCAGAAAGCTACGGCCGCGACAGGAATCCCGTCTGAATAGGTCGCGCCCGCCAAGAATCCGACTGACACGGAACCATTGCCAACTTTGCGAGCGATCTCCCGGATCTTCGCTTCGATGGCCTCGCTGAGATGTCCTATCGTCGCCATTTCTCTAAAACACTCTGCGATTGGGCCATATTCCGGTACCCAATCCCGTTCCGGTGAATCCTTCGACACGCGTTGGCTGTGGCGAATATCGCGCGCTCCGATACTGCGTCGTGGCTTGCCAGAACGCGGCGCCATACTGTGATTGCCGGAACCATGGACCGCTTCCGGGCAACGGCGCGGAGTCTTCGAACGATGCGCTAATGCTGCCCTGCGAGGCCTGACTGACTCGCCCTACCGGCCGCGGCTGCCCGTCGGCAGTCAGCGCGCCACCGAGAAATGCAATGTGCGCGGTGAGCATGTTCAGCAGCACGAGGCGAGTGTTGACGTCCTGAACGATGCTGCAAGGCGTGTTATTCAGATATAGGCCAGCCTCAGTGAAATAAGCCTGGAGAGACACCAGGGGAACTAGACCGAATTCAGGGTAGCGGGCGAGAAATACCTGCGGATTCCAAACTGCAACGCCCGGACAATTGGTTGGCTGCGTCCATCCCATTAAGCCGCCTCTTTTTGCACTCCCATCGATTCCTGCGGCATTTGCTCGAAGCCAGTTTTTTCCTTCTGGAGCTCTCTCGCCTTGGCGTTGGCTTCGCTCTCGCTCTTCGCTTCAAAAATGGCCTGCGATGTCAGAATGGGGCTCTTCGCATAAGCCGCTTTCCACGCGGCCCAAAACTCGGCATCCACTTCAGTGATCGCAAAATTCGCGGACAGCTTGCGCGGATTGGGATTGGCCATGACGAGCTTGGGACCCTCGAGAGTTACCCGGGCCCGCGTTTTTGGGTGCGCCAGGATCAAACCGTTTGGGATCCTGCAGCCGATGACCACCATTTCTTTTCCTGCCATCGAATTCTCCTTATTCTCGTTCCGGCCAATGCCAAGTGCGTTGCTGGGGATTCTCGCTGGCATCCAGAGACGCCGAAGTTACCCATTTAACTGGAGCCATGTTCTGTTCATCGGAGTTGGTTCCGTCCGTGAACACTTGCAAATTGACGCAAGATTCTCCCCACACTGCGGTGATAATGGCGGGGAGATGAACTAGCTGATCCCCGTACACTGCAGGCTTCTTTTGAACGTAATGAACTATTCGCCCGATTGTCGGCTTCACGATTTACACTCCCAGCATCGAAGCAATCAGGAAAGGCCGGAAGATGATCGTTCCCCAGGTTCCCTGACTCTTTTTCTGCTCAAAGGCTGATTTCTTGACGATGATCGGATGAGCGCGCAGTTTCTCGGTGAATGCGGTGGTCGCCGTGCGCTGCCCTAGCATTTCGTCCGCGATCAATTGCACAAGATTTCCCGATGCAGTCGCGTATTCCGGAGCCGTCTGGATCTTCATCTTCGGGAAATTCTTTTTCAGCATGTCCTGGACGTTCACGTTGTAAGTGTTGGTGAGCGTCAAGTACACCTGCGAAGCGGGCGACAT